TTCCAATTGTGTGAAGTTTTCCAAAATCATATCTCGTACTGCATTTTGTAACCGTTTACCTTTATTTTTTGCACTACGTGGTTTCATCGTAACCTCTTTATTTTAACTAAGAATTTAAATTAATAAAATTTGCACCAGGACCAGTTTGTGAACTAACTTGTCCATTTATATTAAGAACACCAGGTGTACCTGCTTGCGATGTTTGTGTTGTATATGAGTTGTTGTTATTATAAATGTGTACTAATCTTGATTTAAAGTTACTAAATAATGTGTTATTAGTCAAGTTCGTATAGTATTGGGTAAGTACAGATTGTTTAAATGTTCCATTTGTTGCATTGTCCGCCGTAGCTTGTGTTACAACTTTGTTACCTGGTGTTCTATTTCTGATCTCCTCTTGTACATCATTTGATAAAAAATTCATCGCAACTTCACCGTTTGCTTGTCTTTTTGGAGTTGCATTTGCTGGTAATGTACCTACAGGTCGAAATTGAAATGTATCGTAATCTGCTTCTAACGAAGCGGAGGGTATAGTAATTTTACCTTCTGCTTGTGTTTTTGGTGTGTTCTCTGAAGGAACATCTCGTATTGGTCTAAATTGCCATGATTCGTATGTTTCTTTTAATCCCATAAAAAATCCTCAGGTGTCAAATTTGACAACAAATGTTTGAACAGAATAATCGGTGCGTTCTATTGGATTTGACAATTTTGCAACCGCTAATAATTCATTTTTAGAATTATATAAACCGATACTTGTAACATATGGATATAGACTTTGTGATGTCATTAATTCTAATGGTGTTTGAGTTGAACCTGTGAAAATGGGTTTGATAACGGAAGGATTATATACTGAATATAAAAAGTCCGTTGGATTCAATCGTATACGAATATTGTGTTCAAACAATTTAACAGACGATGTAAATTGAACCTGTACACTTGTCCCACTCACAATACAAATACCGTTTGGTACTAGTCCTCCACCAGTAACACTGGATGTCGGTTTAATAATTGCTATACCCTTATCGTAGAAAATACGACCAATATTGTATCCGACTCCTGATTCAGAAATAATTAAATTTCCATATCCATCATCAATTGATGAAGAAGTTCCTACTTTTACTGTAAATGTTCCAGGTCGTATTTCTTCACCAAATACATCTTGAGTTGCAGATATAACAAACACTGATTCTGTTGGGTGATATGAAGAAGATTTTATACCGTATGCCGCATATGGTATAGAAGAATAAAATGTTTGAACTATGGAATCAAATAGTTCGTGTTTACTATCTTCCACACGTAAACCTTGTGATGCAGTATCAAACTTAACTCCTAATGAAACTTGCACATCTACTGGATTGGATACAGAACCAGATGTATATGTGTATAAATGTGATGCGTAAGTCTTAAACGGTGTTATTCGATATTCGTTAGAACCTAATGGTTTATACGCAGTAACAGATAGGGTCATGAGATGCCACCTGGTAAGCGGTTTAGTAATCTAATCGAACGCGAATTAGTGCTTCTTTATCAGTACTCTTTTGAATTGGTCTACTGAGTTTTGCTACTGCTAAGAGTTCATTTGAATCGTTGTACAATCCAATTGTAGTTGCATACGAAATTGGTTTAACACGGAATGGTTCAAGAATATTTTGTGGGTTTGAACCAGTATAGTAAGTTGGGTTATTTGAGAAATTGTATTGACTATTTCTTAACCGAATAAAATAATTGGTAGAAGTAATATTTTCTGCCGAACGTGCTTTGAAGTCACCTGTTCCACCCGCCGCCACCATTGATGCGGATATTGCACGAACCAATCCTTCGTGTTGGTACTGATAGTTTGTGTATGTACCTGCACTACCAGTATATGGACTAAATGGATTTGCAGTAGAGGTTCTTAAATCAAGTGTATTATAATCGCCGGTCATACCGATAGCACCCTTAATTCTACCAGGACTTAACACTATTACGCCATAGTCTGGGAACACTAGTCCATATACTGTAGAATTACCTGTAGCGAACCCATCATCAATCGTACCTGAGCGAATGTTATATACATTACTTGCTAATAGGTTTCCTTGTACTGCTGATGCTAACCCACTATCATCGATAAATGTATGTATCCCACCATTTGTTCCTTTTAATCCTAGTTGCCAATTGCCTGGGTCCATTGCTTGACGAAGGCGTGATCGTTGCATATTAATAACATAAATGTCATTTGATTCTTCTTCATCAAATGTAAACTTTTCAGTATCTTTACCTAATAAAATATTTCTATATTGTACATAAGTAACTTGTGTTGGTAAAGTTGAATTTTGAAGATTGGTAAGACTTGGTGACCCGCTACCGTATACATGACCATAAGCTACAGAAAATTGAACTTCTGCAGAGTCTTCTGTTACTGGGTCTAGATTATATAAATCATAATAAAATTCACCAGAATTTATGAATTGTGCACTAGAAGTATATATTGTTGCTAAACTTCCAGTATCTCCCGACCACATCCCCGTAGTAACTTCGGTACCTCTAAGGGTAGTGACATCTTCTGTTGGATTCAGAGTTGTATAGATATTGTATGCCATAAGATATTCCTAGATGTTAATTATGCGGTGGTAGATAGCGTGAAATTATATACAGCTCCAGATGTATCCCCGTATACAGTGACAGATGTTGTTCCTGTTTTTTGTAGTGCAGTAAGTTTAAATTCTAATCCAGTTCCAACAAGTGCTCTACGATTATTTGCTGATATTGCACCTCTCGCTGGATTTGTTACTTCTAATGTTGCTAATGTACTATCCGCAATCATTATAGTATAACTATTTTCCGTTTCAGATACAGTTGAAGTATATGTAGTAGTTGGTCTAATAGTAATATTAGTAGTTCCCGCTGTAGCACTGTAATATAAATTTACTGTTCCGTTTGATGGAATAGTTGTACCTTGAATTTGGATTTGTGGAATAACCACATTTCCAAATCTAGTTAAATCGTCACCAGTAATAGTAACTAATTTGTATCTCATGATTTGTGTTTCATCAGGAGTTGCTTCTAACACTGGCATGTTTTCGATGATTGCACCATAATAATTTGACCCAAGTGGATGTGCGGTGTTATAAAGACCGTAATCTACTTCGTCATCTGATACTGCGAACTTGGTAATTTGGAAATTACCCGTGCCGGTACCCTGCGACAAAAGTTCCCGTCCACGATTGGTTAATATAGCGTCCACGGTAATTGTGGATTTATCTAAATATCCCATAGTCTAAATTCTCCTGAGTGAAGTCTAACAATTATAAGTATAAAGTAATTTAATTTAAGTTCATTATTCGACATTTAACCGACCACCACCACCAAATACAACACCATCAGTTTCACTTGGAATTTGTACAACTCCTCCCCCACCTGCCGGGGATGGTGCGGTTTGTGTATTTACGGTTATTGTATTACCCGTGGTAATTGACACTGTAAACGGTATTGCACCATTAAGTGTTCTATTAACACTTCTACATCCTAAGTAATTTCTTCTCTTTAGTGCCGTACCGTTGTCTCTACTAAAACGATAATGTCTTGGTAAATATCCAAGTGGTATCAAAACATCTGGTTCAAATGCGAAATACTGTAGTGTTATTGGTGATGTGATAGGACTTACTGTAGTATTATTTATAGTATAATAAATTATAGATTCGTTAGTTTGTACTAAGTTATACGGAAATACATCAGTGTTCCCATCCAACAATGAATCAAATAATACACCATGATTACCTGTCGGGTATGTATAAAAATCTCTTAATAGGTCGTTTGAACGGTCTATTGCGTTGGCATACATCCGTAGTCGTAATCCTGTAGTACCATCTATTCCATATAAACTAAAGATGTTTGCTACTTTAATTTCACCAGTTTTATATTCACTTACGGCATAAGTAGATGATGATATTATTGTAGTATTTCTTCCATATTCTCCTACAATAGAGCCGGACGGTAGTAGTGTTATTGGTGCGTAAAGTCGGTCTGTTATTGCATCCGTGTCCGTATCTAATTTAACTACATATGGTTGTTTATACAAGGTGTATATATCATACGAATACTCTCCGGTTGGTTTATGAAAGTATGTGTATGTTCCAACATCACTACTAAAATCCGACCTAGGTGGTATATCGTAAAAAGGTTTTATTGTATTATCTTCTCCTACTAGTCGTTTTAAGGTAGACCCACTAATACCAATTCCTAAATATGGATTACGCGGATATCCAGAACCAGTCGTACCGATTGATGTTTCTGTATCTAGTATTGCCTCTATTGTTACATATGAACTATTGTTATCTAATAAAGATGCTGTTACATAATCATTACCTATTTTTTGCAATACGCGTTTAAATATTGGTAATTTATTTGATGGTGTACTTTCTTTAAAGTCAAATGTGCTTACGACATTAATTGAACCAGACAGTGGTAGCGTATCGCTTAATAAAATTGGTAATGCACTGATTGCTCTATTTCTAAATACTTCAAATGAGTAAGCACCAATTGTCGATTTACGATCCCAGGACGAACCAGAACCCGCGGCGTATGCAGAGAAAGCTTTTGTCTCGGTACCATCAACTTCAACTGAACGATATATTGTATCTTTATTACGATGTAATATTGATGATTCAATAACTACACCTTCCAACAGTTTTGAACGAGCCGGACTCATTGAGTCTGCCATTTCAACTGGACCTTGTATTAAATCTTTAAAGAATCTGATGTATTGACTTTGATTTACTGTTTTACTTAAATGTTTTGTGTAATCCCTTTGTAGTGATTGGAGACTTGAATACCCTGACCCTGTAATATATCGTGGACTACCAATAATATTATTCACATCAACTACACCCATTGAACGAATGATGTTTTGATTAATGAAATCGGTTGGAGATACAGCAAAAGATACCACATTTAAACCACTGTTATATTGTTTTTCTGTTATTTCTTTAATACTTGTAAGTCTACTTAATATCTTCATTCCGTTACTGTCAACGAACTGTGGTCCAAATGATGCAGTTGGTGCGACTACTATTTTTTTATTAGTGTAAATAGATGAACCAACTATTGGTGTAAATTGTTTAATACTACGTAGTACACGAACAAACGATGCAGTTGTGAATGCTGTAGCTGGTAATGTACCGATTGCCGCTCCATTTACTGATGATGATACAAATGGACTTTCATTTATTATAAATGATGATGTAACCGATGGTTGTGGTTTACTAAATGGTAAATGTACATATAATGTTGAGTACGACGAAGAATATGATGAACCATAATACGAGCCTGGGTCGTATGCTTGTTTTATAAAGTTATTGTTGGAAATGTTTTCTCCCCAAACTCGTACTTCATCAACTATACCATCAAATGAACCCCACGCTAATAATCCAGCACCACCCACGGAAACATGAGTTGTTTCATTCCACAATGAACCACTAAACTTATCTACCGATACGGATTCTTGGAAGAGAATTTGGTCACCGTCAGTTTGGATGATAGAAATATCATATGATTGACTACGTAACATTAAATTTGTATAGTCATCACTAAAGAGTGGGAAATAACTACTGGTTGCGAGTACCACACGATCAGACCCACTAATAACTTCTAATCTACCGTATTCTTCTTTTGATGTCGATGGATGTGGAACTAAATCGATTGCCCAATTTTCATCATAAGTAAGCGTTTGTGCTGAAAGTACTGAACTTTTTTGGACTAGTTGTGGTTTAAATGACAATTGTAAAGTTGATGCGGTGAACGATGATGATACAAATGGTACAACTATGTGGTTATTAATAGATTGCGTAAAATGTATTCCGTAAGTTAATTCATCTGACCGAATATAATTTTCTGCGGTTGGGTATGTTGTTTCTTTAATTTGAAGAACTGGTGAATTGATACCGTATGTGTTTAATAACGCATCAAACGAAGTTCTTGAACCTTTAGTCTTACTTAAGTACACCATACTATGTATGAATCGTTTCCATGTTTCTGCTACATAAGACCTCGACCCACTTTCACCAGTAAACTGAGCGTTATATGTTTGTAAATTTTCAAGTGCATACACATTTGGAAGTTTTAATCCAAATGATTGTGCCACTTCATACACTTGGTCCATTGTTAATCCTTCCAATGGATTTATGTACTGAGAATATACATTAGGGAATTGGTCAATATATACTTTAATGTTATCAAATAAATGACCAACCATATTCATCAATGTAAGAAAATCATCAGATGATACATCTTCTTGAATATGCTTTGGTAAATTTAAAACTAAATTATCTAGATTATTTTCATCGTATCTTTCGGCGATTGCTATTTGTGTTTCTAACCAGTTAGTTCCAATTAAACTATATGGACTAAGTGGAGTTCCGTTGTCTTTTGGCCAATAGCTCGTTATATTGTATTCTGTTCCAGAATCAGTATAATATACACTTGCGGAATATGGTAGTGACCCAGTTGCATGATACAGAAATTGTTCGTAAGGGTCAAAGTTACGAATAATATTTTCTTTTTCTAATGCTTTTATTTGTGTAGAAGTTATACTACTAGATACTCCCGCATATATACTTTCCGAAGTTAATCTATCAATTTGTATTAATTTATTATAAAATGCTTCCAGACGATTTACGGCAGAACCAAATTTTACAAAGTTTTTATAGTCAGTAAACTTAATATTAAGTTCTGATGATTTAAAATCACCAGTAAACCATCTTCGAAATACTGTATCATCGTATGAGATTGTACTACCACTTATTGTGCCAACGGAGCCTGTTGCTAGTCCCAGACTTGTTATAGTAGCGTTTGTAGACATCATTTTACCATTTACATAATTTCTATCGTCTATGTTATATGGTCGTAAGTATGGTGTTGGGTCAATTTGATTTGCAAATATAAAACTAACCGAATCAACAACCGATTTAGCGATTTCTGTACTGACGAATGCCGTGTCGTTTACTACAATACTTTGGTCAAGAGGTTTTAAAAGTTTTAATTGTAGTGAACCTGTGTCTTTGGGTGCGAGACGCCACGCTTCGGCTACATATTGTCTGTCATTACCAAGGTTAAGTAATGTTTTATATTCTCTGTTTTCATCAAAGTATGTAAAAACTTTTTCACGAACAACTTGTCTTGCTGTTGCTGATAACGCATCAAATAATCTTACATTAGCCGTAGTTAATGTAATGCGAAGTGGAATGTTAATTACCGCTTGTTCTACATCAGGTGAACGAGATAAAGACGGAGTTTGTAAATTTAAAATGTTATCAATTAAAGTACTATACGATAAAAGATATAGTAACGCATTTGCATATGTGCGTTCTTTTTTATTTGTTCCTTCTCGTACATGCTCAAATGGAAAATGACGACGGAGTGCATCTTTGTTTCCCCATTTTTCTGCCGTTCCATTACCACCTGGACCAGGATGGTCTTGTGAGGTTATACCGGTTGGGTCACTGGATGTGCAGAACAATGCATCTGCTAATGTTTCACGAACGAGTAAAGCTATAGCTTCTTCTGTACTAACATCAAATGTTGGAACCCCACCTCTATCATCATATAGTCGTTTAATTGATCGTCTATTACTGTTTCCAGCAATTGCTTGTCCTGTGATGTTTGGAAAATCCTTGGTAGTCATTTTCCAAGGTGCAGCGTCATCTTCTCGGCGTGCTTGAGCGTTAGAGCTTATTATATTTGCTAAACCTATGATACCACTTATAATTCCTGCATATGGAAGAAGAAATCTTGCTATACCCAATGCACCAGTCGTACCTAGTAAAAAACCTCCAGTAGATCCTAATGCAGCACCACCAAGTAGACCTGGTATTGCTATTGGAGCCGCTAATGCTAATCCACCCGCAACACCTGTTCCAATTATACCTGCTCCGGCAATAGTATTTGTGAAGTTATTATTAGCTTGTGCTCTTTGTGCTTCTAATTGTATTTCAGTAAATATTTTATTAACCTCTTCTGCATTTACCGCACCATCACCAAAAAACTTTGGGTCTGTTAGACTATCTATTATAATTCTAATTTTTCTTTGTTTTTCTCGTAAATCTTCTGCGCTAAAATATACTTCATATGCTAATTGTTTTAATTCAATACGTTCTGACTCTGTTATTTGTGTTGGTATTCCTAACCCAAATAAAAATCCTTTACCGTTTCTGGTAATTTCTCTGAAAGCTTGATTTTGCGTATTAACAAATATTCTATGGCTCATTATAATTTCTCTTAACCTTGAGTATCAAATTCTCTTGGATTTCCGCCGGGTGGCGGAGGCGGAGGAGGTGGTCCAGCAGATGTGTCTCTAACAATAAATGTTATACTATTTTGTCGTTCTGGTCCTGCGGTAATGGTAACTGTTGTTTCTCCTGGCGATATACCTCTAATGATTCGTGGAGTATATGGATTATAGTCTATTTGTGTATTTTCTGGTTCTTCCACTTGTACGATACTCATGTTAATTGACCTCCAAATAACATTTGCATCTTTTTCTGGTAATCCAGTTTCATCGTATACGGTAATATCTATCTGTACTCTTTCACCAGGGTCTATTGTATATGTAGTTTGTGGAACTGTTATGGTGTTTTTTAGGTTTTGTTGCGATGATGTTGGTGGTATAATTGGGAAACTACCAGACTTAATATCTAAACTTATATTAGGATACAGTGGTGCTGGTGCTCGTTGTTCTTCTATTTCTGGTGGAAGGTCAATTTTAACTGTTACTACTACACTACTAGAAGGTTCTAAAACTACATTACCTTCTGGATATTTTTTACTGACTCCCGTAGTTGTGTCTACGACTCTTATCCACGGTACAGTAGTGGTTATGTTTACTGTAATAGGTACTTCTTCATCAGAATTATTCATTATTAATGGTATATCACTAACAGAACCAGTATTGAAATTATAATTTCTTATATAGTCAATACTACTAGTGGTCAACAAATACGAAAATTTTTCACGAATATTGTATGTACTCATATTAAATCAAACCGATAATTTTGTGGATTTTGTGCTTCATCATCTAATGCCGCGTCATATACGGAATCTATAGCATCAATTACATATGTTGACAATTCCGATTCCGTAAATCCTGTACTACCTGATAAACTTATCATATCTTCTACTGTCTTTAATGCAATAGGATACGCATCGTTTAATACATTCTGCATAATTGTGTTGATACCAATACGACTTCCATCATCTTCATCAAAATTATATCGTAATAAATTTTCTCCAGAACCACTAGTAAAGTTTTGATATAATGATGAACTATCAATTTTTACTGGACTAATCGGTAAAGTAACATCAGTAGATCCAGATTGATTAAAAATTTGTTTTAATACAGGTATTATAATGTTTGATGGTATTACAGGTGAAGAAAATGACTGGAGAATATTTTGTTGTGTTGTATCAGTAAGTTTAAGTTCTACTTCTGTTCTTGATGTAGAAATTCTATTAATTTTTAAAATTTTATTATTGTGTGAACCTATTTCGTTTTTAAAAAAATTAAATGTAGCAGAATATCGTCCTACAGGTAATCCAAATCTAGGTTGTATTTTATTAAAATCTATAAATAATAATTTTCTTGTTGTGTTATCTTCGTACTGAAATGTCTTTGTGTATATAGAACCACTTACATTAACAATAACATCAGAAAATATTAACGAATTATCAGACAAATTATATAAATGTATTTCTATATTATTTTCTAAAATCGCATCAGAAAAATCAGCGGGTAATTCCGTTTCTAATAAATCGTCCTCATAACTTTCAACAACACGAGAAATTGTATATCGTGGAGAAAATTGTGTTTGTTCTATAGTATCTACGTTTGATTTAAAATTTTCTAAATTTGGCATATTAATCTAACTCTTGAAAGTTTTTATTAATCGTAGTTATCCAAACATCGTAATTTATTTTTTCTTTATAGATAGGTGTGTAATATAAACTTGGTGGTGCATCTGGTTCTGGTATAACTACCCGTTGTTCGTCACCAATATAGTTTAGTTGTATCGTATCTAAATTTCCCGATTGAGAAATATCAAACAACGATACAGACAAGTCAATCGATGATTTAGATGTTATACTACCACTGTCTGGGTTTACACTACTGGATAAAAATATTAATTCATTTTCCATAACTATTCAATTGTGAATGTAGTTTGTGTATCTATTACTCTAGAGTAATTTCCGTTTACAACTTTAAGTTTCAATGTATAAAATCTACCTTGATACAGTGGTGAAGTATCCAGTATTACATATGACCCCGACACATCTGTATTAACTTTGTTATATTCATCGAATGGTACCACAACATTTTTACTTTGCACATCTATTATTGAGTAGTAAGAAGATGTTGGTAGATAATATCTATTTCTGTATCGTAATGTTGCGTCGAATGACCGTGTTGGGAATTGATCACGAACAACAAAATTTATTCTATCTACATCACCTTTTGTATACGCTTCTCTTATATTTGATGCTACAACTTTTACATCCAATGATGGAATGGAGCGTAGACTTCCTGTACTGAATATTTGTGTGTCCCATACAATTTCAAGTGTTGGTTGATAAATTGTATGTGTTTGTGTTGAGAAAAATTTAATATTTCCCTTATTTGTAGAATCTTGTTCATCTGCGATAGGAAATCGTAGTGCCAATCCGTAAAAAGTATTTTGTAAAGATTGACTGACGAATGGTCGTAAAATATTTGTTACGTCAACTCGAATATCTTGTAATGGATATGAAGATAAAGTGATACTTTGACTGGTAGACCCCGTTAGGAAGTCACCACCGGCACTACTCCACGACACTGCCGATGTACACCGTGCCCAAGAAGCACCATCTTGTGAATTTTTTATTTCTTGATAAAAAAATCCACTCCCTTCATCCCACGAACGAGATACTTGATATATTAAAATTTCTTGATTTCTTTTAACATTATTTGCATTTGCTAGTTTTAAGTTTAAGAAATAACTAGCAGTTGCGGGAACACTTGCAGTAGTTGGTAACTCAAAGTATATTAAACTACGAACCGAACCAGACGAATATGTTGTCGAACTGGTTGGTTCTGATAGGTTTATAACTTTACCAACTTCAATTATTTCGTCCAATCCAGCGTTATTATTTACATACGCTTGGTAGAGAGTAGTGTCTTTACTGGCGGTTAGTATAGTTCTCATTGGGTAGCGTTTCCTATAATATCTGTTGTTGGATATTTCAACTCAAAGATACTTGGGTCGAGACTTGGATAGATAACCCCATTAATTGTTGCTTCATCAATATCATATCGATATGGTTGATAACCCAAACCGTCTGTATATTGGTACTTGTTAAATATTCTGACATCTCGAACAGTTTGTACACCGTCAATAATTCCAATGTTGTACATAAGGTCTGCTAAAATTATAGGTTGATTGATGTTCCATTTTTCTATTTGAAAATATTCTTGTACACTACCGATACATCTTGCTAAAACATCGTTAATATTATAATTTCTTAATACTGAAATATCAAACTGTACTCCAATATTAATTATAAACGCGTCTAGAATATTTACATCATCCGTTAACATTCTAAATTGTTCCAAATATCTAGCTAAATTTTCTTTAGTTATGGAATTTAATGTTGTTAATTTTGTATTATTATCGTATCCTAATGTATATAAATTTATAGCATTTGGACGAACTGGATTATCAACATATACTCTATCTTCGTTTTGTGCGAGTATTCTATTCATCTGTTCATCTCGTATCGCAAATGCTTTTGCTATTCGACCATATTTTTCTGGTAATGCGTATGTGCGAACAGCATAATCCTCGACAGTAACTACTCTATTTTGTGCATTAAAAAATGCTAATGCATTTTCCTTAATTTCATCAAGTGATTCTGCGGGTCCACCACCACTAGCAGGAACTTGATTATTGATACTAATACTTTGTACTGCTGAATTAAATAAATCTAGTTCTCCACCAGGTCCAGTTGTGTAGTTTGATGTATCATTTAATGTATTTATTTGTAATATTGTATTTATAGCGTTTGTGGGTACATTTCCTTGTGTTCCATCACTAACCCAATATCGTACTGTTAATGTTGTATTATACGGTGCTAATCCATACGCATTACTACTTAAGAAATTTACATTATTAATAGCAACATTTCCTAAAATATTTTCTATAGTATTTCCGTACTGAGAATTTGCTATCTGTCTAGAATCCAAGGTAGTATTTACTTCCGCTGCATTATCTGTACCAGAACCAAAAATTAAGTTAAGACCAACATCAGTTGGTCTTGTATCATTTTCTGCAATTATTCTTGTAACAAATCTACGTGGTACTTTACGAAGTCTTAATTTTGCACTAGGTAATATTCCCTCTTCATCATTAGAAGTTACATCTAAGTCATCCATAACAACATCTTGTGCAAGATAATCTACTTCATACCAAATATTTCCATCAGAATCAGTAACATCAATAATTCCGACGATATTTTCATCTGTTATTTTTACTGAAGTGAATTGTTGCGGTTCACCAAATGAAAATGTAACAACTTTTTCTCTGGCTTGAATTAACTTTACTTCTTTATTTACGATAAATGTATTTGGATTTCCACCACTGAATGTATTTACAATATAATTTGATTCTACAATATCAGTAAAATTTACATCTTCTTGTAATCTAAATTCTACTGGAGTATTTGAATATGGTGATGAAGTTAAAAATGAACTTCCTTTTGCAATTTTAATCAAGTATTTTGGATCTGGTACATATTGTCCATTTACAATAGTAGCGGGTGCTATTTGATATAGCGTAGCTGTTACTGTAGCAGGTGATACTAGTTTTGGTTTGTATCCGAGAAACTGTGCTATGGCTCTTCCGTTATTTAATTCTTCAGTATATGCTAATAAATTTTCTTTGAATTGGTTGTCGATATAAAAAGATAATACATCACCAACATATGCAGCCATTTCAATAAACATCATACCAGGTGATGCTTCATTAAAATCAGAATATGTGTTGGGATAATATCCTTTAGCAAAATCTATTAAATTTTGTCTAAAGTCGGTAAATGTTTTTGCAACATAGTTAATTTGCTTAACATTTGGTCTTGGTTGTATCGTTACATTTTGTGTACTTGACATTTAAAACTCCACAATAATTCTTTATATACCGTAAGGTCTTGCTCGTCGTATCTGTTGTGCATTTTGTATTCTTGCAAGTCGTTCTGCTCTAGCTCCTACAAGACCACTTCGAATTTGTTCTTCAGTTAAATCTGGAGTAATACTACCTGTTGCTGCCGCAGAAATTCTTCCTAATTCTCCTGCGATAAATGTTGCTTCTTGTGTAACATTAGGATTACTTCTAAATCTGTATAAACAATTAATTTGAAATGTATTATTATCTGGAGATCGTAATACGCTAACCTGTATTACTTCCAAGAATTCTAACCATTCTTCTACTGCTTCCTCTACTGCGAGTCTTGCTCTTTCCTCAAAAGTGTCATCAATTTGGTCAAATAAAACTTTCCATAAATCGCACCCAAAAGTAGGATGTGAAACTCGTTCTCCTTTCTTTGTCAAAATAAGATTATTAAAATTTGAACGAGTTTGCTCAATAACACTAATAGATTGGTCAAACATCCCTGTTTGTCCCATTCTCATAGGTAGCATAACGCCGATAAACTTTTGAGCCATTTATATCTCCAATTATACCAATTTCATTTTTTTCATTAATGAAGAATAATCTTTATTGATGGCTTGAAGTGCTGGATTTTTTGGGTCTATACCTTCTGGTACTGTCGGCATGACATTACCCATGTTATTTGTAGTTGCTACTATGGTATCACCCATCCTTTCTAATCCCATCATTTGTGCTAGTTGACTACGAGAAAATTTTGGTTTTTCTTGTGTACTTGTTGATTCATTTACTGTTGTTTTTTGTATACTTTTTATTTCCGTAATAGCCTCACCGAGAATTTCTGGAAGAATCTTTTTTACTGCCTTTTCTACAGATTCTTCAATTTGTTCTTTCACTAGTTCTTTAACGTACGCTCTAAATAATGCTTTATCCATAATATTACCCTCTATCTGTAAAACTTCCTGTAAAACTTCCGGTAAATCGTGATAATACCGTATTTCTTGAATATGTGTTTTTTAATGATTCTCTTTGTGCAAACGGATTTTCTTTTTGTTTTAATTTTTGGTCTAGTGCCCTTTGAGATGCTTTTTGTCGTTCAAGTTTAACTCTATCGATTTTAGTTTCTATATAATCTTTTATTTGACCGAACGAAGGTCGTCTTGGCGGAAACACAGGTAATGGTACAACTGGTAACGATAGTTCTGGTATTTCTCTTGGAATAGCTAGCCCACTCACAAATCTTTCTGCAGTTTGGGTACTACTTGACCGTATTTGGTCAATACTTCCAGTTCTAAACAAACTATTTGGTAATATAACACTTAATGTAGACAGTTCTGGTATTTCTGGTGTGTCTATGTTTGGCCGTTCACCGGCTATGGATTGTAAAGATTCTTCTATAGTACTTGAATTAACAGGTATAAGATTTGTAGGTACTCCACCTAATTTTGGTGTGTATTGTGTTGTCACGGTTTCTACAGAAGTGTTTATCGGTAATAAGTTTGTTGGTATTGGCATAATTAATTAGATTTACTGACAAAGTTACTTCTACTATTGAATATTGCGGATTGTGGAATACCTGGAATTCCTAGTTTTGCTCTTAGTTCAATTAATTTTGTGAACAACGGAGTAGGATTTAATGTAGTTATAGAAGTTATTAAATCATTTGATAACAGTTTCATTAAATCATCTAACCATACAGTTAGTTCTCCACCTAAAACCATAGGTTGACTTTCATCACCCTGTGAACCTATAAATATCTTTTTACCGGATATTATGTAATTTCCTGAGGTCGCGTGAGAAATATCTTGCGTTGTAACTATAGAAACTGTTTTTCCTTTGAGAGATAAATCATTTTCTGCTTGTATCCGTACATCTTGTGTTGCCGTCATCAGAACTGATTTGTTTGAGTCTATCGTAATTGACTTTACTGCACTAAGATTAATTTCTGCCCGTGAAAATAGTGATATTTCATTAATTTTACTATTTAAAATTACTCTATTCGAATTTATAAATATCTGTGCACCTTGATACTGTGTAGAATCAGATATTTCTGCCGAACGTAAATGTGCCCGTGTTCCTTTTGTTGCTGGATTTAAAACCACCTCTTCATCTGCTACCATCCACAAGGAACTTTTGTCATTATTAATATCTTCATATGTTAGACCATATACACCTCTAGTTCGAAACTGTGAAGGTTTTAGTGTACCGTCTGGATTTACATCGGTGGATAATACACTTCTTGGGTCTTGGCCTACTGTTAGTAATAAATTTGGTTGTGGTAACCTCGCCACAGAATTACTAAATAAACTTGAACCAAATCTAATAATATTTCCATATCTACCTTGAATAATTAAATCACCTTCATTTGGTCTTACCGCTCTAACAGATGTGTTTTCAACAAACTCATCACCTAAAGAAAAATTTCCTGATGACATATTTGAACTACCATATGGTAATCCACCTTGTGCTGCCATAACTGCAGAATTTGTTCTCTCTTCGTTTGATGTACCGGTAGAAAACTTTGATTCTAGTCCAGGCCAAGAACTTTCTGTAAGTTTATTTGTTGTGTTTATTCTTCTTGTGTAAAAGAGTCTACCTAGCGAATAAAAAACTAGTACTAATTCATTTTTTAATGGATATTCTCTGATACTTGTATCTAGTGGTGCTACCCAGTTTAAACTATCGATATCTACTAATCTATCGGTAGGTAAAAACCGTATCCGCGCCATACCTATATTACTACCATCTTCTGCATATTCAGGATGTTGTGGTCCTAGAATAATATCTACAACTAATCCATCTTGATATGGTGTTGGTTGCGTAATCGCAAATCTTGGAGCACTTGATGCTCCTTGTTGATTTATATTAACATTATATGAGGACGGCCCAAACGAAGACATTTATTTCTCCGCAAATACATCATCCAAGTCCTTCACATCTTCTTGAAGTTCTTGGATTTCTACTTTTATGTCACCAAGTAATGCTTCTTTTTCTGAATCTGATAAAAGACCATCTAATGTGGTTTGGGACTTACTTCCAACTGATACAATTCGTTGTGCAATCTGCGCAACACGGACCAAATGTTCGTCATTTTTGACATTCACTTCCAAAAATCCCTGCACAATAGGTCCAATCACCGCAGCATCTTCTGGTGTGCGGATGAGTTGGACCATTTTCATAATAAACGAGTTGATTTGTGCTCGCTTACTGTCTGTATTTTTGTGTATTTCTGAGAAAATATCGGCTAAACTCTTCCCATCGTACAGTTCGGAATTGATATCCATAGAAAACCCCCTAAAATCCTATACTATAAATAG